GTCTGGATGTACGGTACTGACGAGTTCCCGAGCATCGGCCTGGGGATGACCCGATTTGTGCGCGAACGGTTCATTCCTGCGATAATTGAGCGCGGCGCAAGGCGTGGAGAATGCAAGTCCATCGACGGCCATGACCAGGCCCATCGCTGGCTTGAATCTCTTGGCGCCGTGCGCGAAGGTGAACCGCTCCTGAATTACGGGAAGCGGGGAGAGACATTCCACACTTACGTATGGGATCCGAACGATGTGCGGCGGCGGCGGCGGCGATAACGGGGCACGTGAAGCGCGCGAACGCGAAGCTCGGCGACAGGCTGCGATTGCGCAAGGCATGCAGGCCATCAACCAGTCGTTCTCTGGCTTCACGGACGACTTCTACGACCAGCGCAAGCAGGCATACATCGACTACGCCATGCCGCAGCTCAACCGGCAGCACGGCACCGCGATGGAAGACTTGACCTACGCGCTGGCGCGCAGCGGCCTGCTGGAGTCGTCCGTTGCCGCGCGCAAGCATGGCGACCTGGCCGAGCAGTTCCAGCTCCAGCGCCAGGGCATCGTGGACGAAGGCGCGCGCCTGGCGAACCAGGCGCGGCAGGACGTAGCGCAGGCGCGCTCGTCTGTCATCAGCGACCTGTATGCGACCGAGAACCCGACTGCCGCTGCTGCCGCCGCACAGGCGCGCGCGCAGATCGCTGCCGCGCAGCCGACCTTCAGCCCGCTTGGCATGCTGTTCCAGAACGTCACGTCCGGCCTTGCCGACTGGTCGGAGAACCGTGCCTACAGCGAAGGTTACCGCCGTGGCAGCAGCGGCGCCGGCGCCACCAGTCGGAGCGGAAGCGGGCGTATTGTCGGAGGCTGACCTATGTGCAACCCCCTCGCCGCCGGTATTGCCCTGACCGCCGTTGGCACTGCTGCCCAGTACAGGGCGCAGCAGGATCGCGAGCGCGAGATGAGCGCCCTCCAGCGCGCGGAGACGGAGCGCCAGGAAGAGATCCGGCGCAAGTCCCGTCCGCTGTTTGATGAGAACCTGGCCAGTTACGACCGCGGCAACATCGAATCCGAGATGGCTGCTGCTGCTGCCAAGCGCGCCGCCGAATACGACGCGCAGGGCGCCTCTGCGCCGCGCGCGAACGAAGCGCTGCCCGGCAGCCAGCAGACCAGCAACGTCGTGGTCATGGACGCCTTCCGCCGCGCGCTGGAGGACGCTGCCGCCCGCGCCGTTCAGGCCGGTCAGGCGCGCGCGCAGCTCGCCAGCTTCGGCGACGCTTTCCTGGGCGCCGGGCTGGACAACGCGCAGCGCACCGACCAGCTCGGCATGCTCGGCAGCTTCAGCCAGGGCAGCGCGAACGTGCTGCCGCTAGAGCTTCAGCATGCGGCCACACGCCGGCGCAACTCGGCCACGATCGGCAACCTTCTCACTGGCGTCGGCACCGCGGTCATGGGCGGGGCCGGATGGGGTGGCGCCGCTGGTGGCAAGGCTATGACCAACACCGCAGCGAAGTCTGCTGCCAACATCAAGAACGCAAACAGCGGCATCAACTGGGGCGTCCTGTTCGGAGGCTGATTCATGGCGAGCTATCACATCAGTCCGATGGGAGATCCTGTACTGGCCGGTGCAGTAAGTAACCTGGCGCAGATCTTCGCGCCGAAGGCCGCCACGCGAGCCGCCGGCGAGCTGGCGGGCGCGAAGGTGCGCAGCGAAACCGCGATGGCAGATGCCAGGGAGTACCAGAACGAGCAGGTGCGCGGGCTGGCGCAGGTGTTCGCCGAGAACCCTCAGCTCGCGGCCGTGCTCGGCGCCGGGCAGGGCAACGCACAGCAGATGGCTGCCGCGATCGGCGCGTTCCAGGAACAGCGGCTTCGCCAGCAAGCCGCCGAGGCGGCCGCGCGCGGCGACTACACCGCCGCGAACGCGCCGCTGTGGGGCGTCGCCAGCGGCCCGGTGGCCGTGAACCAGGTCCAAGGCGGCTACCAGCTCAACCCCTACGTGGCCGGCGGCGATCTCAAGGCCACCGGCAAGACGCTGGCGGAGATCGTCACCGAGGAAGCGCGGGCCGCCGCGCAGCGCGCCAACGCCGCGCAGTACTACGCCAGCGCCGGCGCATACCGTGCCCTGGAGGAACAGCGCCGCGACCGAATTGCAAACCCGGATAAGTACCGAAGTTCGAGCAATGGCGCGGGAAAGCCGACGAAGGTGTCGCCGAGCGACGTGCAGAACCTGGACAAGCTGATCGGCCAGCTCGTGCCGGCCGGCGCCGACTTCCCGGATGACGTGCGCAACGACGTGCTGACGCGCGCCGCGGCCATCTACCAGCAGACCGGCAACGCGCAGCAGTCCGTCGCTGACGCCTTCGCCGAGCTGGCCGATGTGACGCCGGCGGTGGACACGCCCTGGTACAACCCGTTCACGCGCGACAAGCCGGCACAGGTGGTGCGCCGCGGCACGGCCGCAGCCCCCGCGCCGGCGCAGGCGGTGGTGCCGCAGGAGACGCGCGTTCTGGGCGGCAAGACCTACGTGAAGATCAACGGACAGTGGTTCGAGCAGTGAAGCCAATTACCGATCCCGCGCTGCTAGCGCAGCTCGAACAGGCCCCCTCCGAGCAGGAAGCACTGCGGCCGGTGACTGATCCTTCGCTGCTTGCGGAGCTGGAGCGGCCGATGCCGCAGATGACTGCCGCGCCAGAGCCGACCCTGCTGGGCGAGCTGGGCCAGGCGCTGTCCACCCTGTTTGGCGCCGGCGGCGACGACCGGCCGGTGCTCGCGCGCCTAGACGATGCGGCGGCGCGCACGCGCGATGCGCTGATCCCCGACGCGCTCCAGCGCGGATGGATCGCCGGCCGGCGCGACCTGGCGCAGACCCTGCCGGACGGCCCGGCCGCGCGGTTCGACCCTGAGGGCGAGCAGGCCGCGCGCTATGCCTATGAAACCAACTTGATGCGCGAGCGCGAGCGCTACGCGCCGAGTCGGGAGATCGCCGAGACGCAGCGGCGCATGTCCGATGCGCAGTCTATCGGCGACTGGGCCGGCGCCGTGGCGGACAATCCGGCGGCGCTGCTGGACGTGGTGGGCGAGTCGATTGGCCGCCAGGTGCTGCCGCTGCTGGCAAACGCCGTATCGCCGTGGATCGGCGTGCCTGCCACTATGGCTTCCAGCTTCAACACCGAGCGCCTGTCCGTCGTGGACGAGGCGATGGCGAATGCCGGCGTGGACCTGTCGGACCCGGTCGCCGTCGATGCGTTCCGGCGCCAGAACCCAGAGATCATCGAGGCGGCCGAGCGGCGCGGCAAGATCCGTGGCGCCGTGATCGCGCCCGTGGACGCGCTAACGGCCGGCGTTGCGGGCCGCTTCTTCCGCGGCACGGTCCTCGGCAATGCGCTGGCGCGCACCGCGACCGACGCCGGCATCGGCACCGTCGGCGGCGTGGTCGGCGAGACCGGCGCGCAGGTGGCTGCCGACGGCGGCATCACCAGCGTTGGCGACATCCTGACCGAAGGCGCGGCCGAAGGCCCAAGCGCCGTGGTCGAGGGCGTGTCGAACGTCATGGGCGCGCGCCGCCGCGCCGCGCCGACGCCGGTCACGGACCCCGCGATCCTGGCGGAGCTGGAAGGCCAGCAGGCGCCGGCTGCCGATGCGCCGCGCAGCGACGCGATCGAGATTCAGCAGCAGCCGGCCGAGCAGCAGCGGCAGCCCGCCCCCGCGCAGGCCGCGCCAGCGCCTGCACAGGCGGCTCCTGGGGTGCCCGCGGCCCCCACCGCCGAGCCGCAGGCGACCACTGCGCCGCAGGCAGCACAGGCCCGTCCCGAGACCCCGGAGCCGATGGGCCCGGCCGGCCGCGCCCAGGCGCAAGCGAGGCAGACGCCGACGCAGCCCCCGCAGGAGCCGCAGGCTCCGCCGCCGGCAGAACCCCCGACGCCTTCGGCCGCTGTCGCGGGCGTTGAGACGCAACCCCAGGCCCAGGCGCAGGCGCCGGCAGAGCCGCAGGTTGCGCCCCGGGCGGCCACGCAGAAGCCGGCTTCGTCCCTGCTGGGCGGCGATGACGACGCGCCGCCTGCGCCGCTGAACATCCGGTACGGGAAGCCGCGGACGCCAGCACGTTCCATCGCTCGAACGGAGGACGCTATCGACGCCCCTGCCGCGCCGCAGGACATCGAGGTAATCGCCCGCACGAAGGGCGGTGAATTCCGCCTGCGCGATACCGAAGCGCCGCCCGGAACCGACTTCAGCGAGTTTGGCCAGGTGCGTCAGGTCGAGGCGTATGACGGTGAGACTCTGATTGGAAAGCTGGTGTACGCCAACGACGGCACGCCGCCGACGGTCGAAGTGAACCCCGAATACCGCCGGCGCGGTGTTGCGACGGCGATGTACAAGTTGGCCCGCCAGCAGGGCGGTGTGCTCGGCGATCCCGAAGGTGGCATCCGCGGCCGTGGCAACGAGTACCGCACCCCGATGGGGCAGGCGTTCCGCCGAGGAGCCGACGAGTCTTCCGTTGAGCTGATCCAGATTAAGCACGCCGCCCGCCCCGAAAGTCGAGAAGCGCTTCTGGATGAAGATGAGGCGGGTGGGCGCGCCAATGCCCGCCAGACCGACAGCCCGGCCTTCCGCCGCTGGTTCGGCGACAGCAAGGTGGTGGACGAGAGCGGCGAGCCGCTGGTGGTGTATCACGGGACGACTGCCGACTTCGATGTGTTTCGTACAGATTCCTCGATGTACGACGACGAGGTTGGTGTGTTTTTCACCACCGACCCCAAAGAAACCAGTGAGTACGCTATTGGTGACGGTGGGAATGTCATCCCGGCATACCTCGCCATCTCCACCCCTTACACCGTCACAGATCGGCAGTGGGCTGCTGGCGAAGGCTTGTCGCCTAGGGACGCTCGCGATGCCGGGTACGATGGGTACATCATTGAGCACCGAAACGGGACCAAGCATTTCGTCGCCTTCCGCCCCGAGCAGATCAAATCCGCCATCGCCAACCGCGGCACCTTCGATCCCGCCAGCCCGAGCATCTTGGAGGACTCCATTGATGGATCTCGCGGGGCCAGCGGCGCGCGCGCAGAAAGCCGCACCCCGGCTGCGGAAGAGGATGGGCCTGCCAGCCGTGCGCCGCAGCGCCCAGCGCGCAGCCAGCGCGGTCGAGGCTCGTCGCCGGAAATCATGCGCGTCAGCTTCACCAACCGCCGGAGCTGGGCCGAGCAAGCCTTCGCCGACGCGGGGGTAGATCCCGACCAGGCGACGCTGTGGCCGATCGAGCGCCAATTCGACGTGCTGTCGAAGCTGGTGAAGGATCGGTTCGGCGTCACGGTGAAGAAGACTGGCCAGCTACAGGGCCGTATGGCCGTGGATCAACTGCTGGACCTGTACCGCAACATGCAGTTCATGGCGCACACGCTCGGCATGCCGAACGAGGGCATGGGTCTTGGCGGCCGGCTGCACCTGCTGCTGCGCAAGGGCATGGCCTACTTCGGCGCGTTCTATCCGGCGCCCGCGAAGGTCGAAGGCGTGGATATCCCGGCCGGCACGATCGTGCTGCCGCGGCGCTCCAACAGCTTCGCGCACGAATGGATGCACGCGCTCGATCACTACCTGGCCGCCAAGATGGCGAAGGAGGGCGGCTACGCGCTGCTGTCGAAGAAGATCAAGGACAAGGGCATCGACGCCGAGCCGGGCAGCGCCGCGGAGGCGTTCGTCGCCCTGCTGGACAACCTGTTCCACGACCAGGCGGCGCTGGCCGCGAAGATGCTGGCGCTCCAGAACGCCATCGACACCGGCACCCCGTCCGTGAAGGCGAAGGCCGAGGCGCAGATGCGCAACATCATGCGCGGCAACGCGCGGCCGAACGTCGCGCCGACCGACTTCCGCAAGCAGTCCGCCAGCTTCGGCAAGGCCGACTACTGGGCCAGCCCAGAAGAGATGCTGGCACGCGCCTTCGAGGCGTACACCGCGTTCAAGGTCGAGGCGGTCGGCGGCAGCACTGAGGCCATCGCCAAGGGCGACATGGCCTACCTGTCGAACGCCGACGAGCGACTGGCGAAGACCTTCCCGAAGGCCGAAGAGCGCAACCGCATCTTCGCCGCCTTCGATCGCCTGTTCGAGCAGATGGCGAAGGAACAGCTCATCGCGCAGGGCGTGCCCGCGGCGGTGCCTGGCAACATGCAGATCTTCGATCCGCGCGTGTGGGACAAGACGCCGGCGCGCAAGGACGAGTACGCCGGCATCGCGGGTGCCGTGCGCGAGACGATCGACCAGATCCGCGCCGACCACCAGGCCGCTCAGCGGCAGAAGGAGCGACCGGCCAACCCGAAGCCGATCGGTCAGCGCGTGCAGGACGTGCTGCGCTATGCCCTGTACGCGCAGCGCAGCGTGTTCCGCATGCTGGAGAAGCGATACCCGAACAGCCGCGCGCTGCGCGAGCTGGCCGACAACCTGGTGACGGCGCCAGGCCACGACCGCGTGGTGAAGCGCGTGTTCGAGGAAGCGGTGGAGCAGCGCGTCAAGCAGGCGTTCAACCGCCTGGCCAACATCGTGCATCGCTACGAGCTGGAGAAGCTGGACAGCGCAGGTCTGCGCGTGCTGCGCGACCTGCTGATCTCCGAGGACGTGCCGAACGCGCCAGCGAACATCCGCGCCGCGGCCGTGGAGCTGCGCAAGTTCCTGGACGCCGAGTGGTATCGCAACCAGCAGGCCGGCATCGACATCGGCTACGCGCGCAACGGCTACCTGCCGCGCCTGCTGGACATGGCGCGCGTGATGACCGACGGCGCCGGCTTCGTGGCGAAGGCCGCGAAGGTGTACGAGATCATCTTCGACAACGAGATCGGCGCGGACGCTGCTGACGTGGTTGGACGCGACGGCGGCCTGCGCGCGTTCTTGCAGCAGGCGAAGCTGGCCGGCGGGCTGGACGGAGAGATCTCCGCCATCCGCAAGGTAGCGCGACAGATCAACCGCCTGGACGCGCAGCTCAAGGGGGCCGACGACCCGGACATCATCCAGGCCAAGATTGCCAAGCTGTCGGAACAGCTCGAAGAGATGGTCGGCGATATCTACGACCAGGTGCGTGAAGCCTACGGCCAGCGCCGCGCGAAAGAGTGGCTGAACGCGCTGAAGACCGTGGACGTGCAGGACTTCGACGCGATGTCGCCGGACGCCAGCTACACGAAGAACCGCAAGCTGCCGCCGGAGGCGGACAAGCTGCTGGAGGACTTCTACATCGCCGACCCGATCGAGGCGATCCAGACCTACATGTTCCAGTCGGCGCGGCGCACCGAGTACGCCACGCGCTTCGGCGCGCGTGGAGAGAAGCTGAAGGCGCTGTTCGATCGTATGGCGGACGAGGGTGTGTCCGTCGAGGACCAGGCGTACATCAGCGACATGGTGAAGTCGCTGACCGGCCGCGCGAAGTCGAACCTCCCGCCGGCGGTGTCCGGCGCTATCAACTTCATTCACGCGCTCGGCACGATGGTCCTGCTGCCGCGCGCCGTGTGGTCCTCGATCGGCGAACCGACCGCTGCCGCGATCCGCACCGGCAACATCGCCGATTCCCTGAAGCCGTACCTGAACCTGTTCAAGATGACGGCGGGCTCACTGGACGCCAAGCAGTGGGCGGAGCTGTCGCGCGCGATCGGCGCCATCTCCAGCGGCTTCGCCGAAACGGTGGCGGCCAACCGCTTCGGCGGCACGTTCGATTCCACGGTACGGACCGACCGGATGATGTCGCGCTTCTTCAAGCGCACCATGCTGACCGGCCTGACCAATGCGCAGCGCGCGTCGATCCTGCCGATCGCGCATCAGTACCTCATGGGCCTGGCAGCCAACATCCGCGACGGCAAGGACGTGAACAACAGCCGCGCGCTGCTGGCCGAGCTGGGCATCGAGGACGCGAAGCAGTTCTCCGACTGGCTGTTGCAGAGCGAGTCGATCCCGGATGTGTCCGAGCTGTACGACAGCAACGGCATCGAGACGCAGCACGGCGCCGAGTACATGACGGCGGTAAACCGCTTCCTGGATCAGACCATCCAGAACCCGAAGGGCTACGACCGGCCGCTGTACGCGAACAACCCGATCGGCCGGCTCATGTACGGCATCCTGTCGTTCTCGATGTCTTTCTGGAGCAACGTGTGGAAGCGCCAGGGCGCGCTCATCAAGGGCATCGCCGAGCGCAAGGGCGTGCCGGCCGCGACCGCCTACACCGCGCTCCAGCTCGCTCCTTCGATGCTGTCGCTGTTCCTGGTGCAAACCCTGTTCTCCACGCTGCGCGAGGCGATCTTCAACCCCGAGCGCTGGGAAGAGTGGGAGAAGAAGGGCACGCTGGCCGAAAACCTGCTGCAACTGAGCTTCACCCGAGCGTTCTCGTTCGGCCTGGTTGATCCGGTTATCCAGGGCTTCACCGGCCTGAAGTACCAGCGCGACCTGTCGAACATCGCCATCGGCGCCGTGCCGGGCTTCGTGCTCCAGTCGATCCAGAACGTGTTGCAGCCGCTGGTGCGCAACAGCGAGAAGACCAACAACGCCGAGTTCAAGGCGGCGCAGGGTGCCTACCAGCTCCTGGCGTCGCCGGCGATTGTGTACGCGCTGTCGATGGTTCCAGGCGGGCGCCTGGTCGATCCGCTGTACGGCATGGGCATGATGTACCTCACGTCGCCCGGCATGCGCGACCGCGCCGCCACGGCCCTCGTCGGCGAGAGGGACAGCGCCAGGCAGCGCCGCGA